TTGATGGCAAACACGCAAACCTGACATTGAACGATGTTCAAAGACGTAATCGTATTGCTCAATTACTTGCTGATTGGGGCCTTATTAGCATCGTTAGTGCTGATAAAATACAAGATATTGCTCCACTGAATCAGATTAAAGTTCTGGCATACAAGGATAAGCAAGACTGGATTCTTGAGACCAAGTACAACATTGGTTCTAAGAAAAAGAGAACAGAGGAAACCGAATGATATCAGACCCCTTGACAGGGGTCTTTTTTGGATAGTTTTTTAAATAAAATTATATGAGTTATTATTATCTTTACTTAATAAAATTTGAGGACGGTAGATTTTATATTGGTTCTCGTAAATCAAAAGTGCCTGCAGAGGAAGATGTAAATTATTGGGGATCTCCTGGTAAAGTCATTGAGCATTTATGGGAGATGAAAAAAGAAAAACATATTCTTTTCGAGAGCACTGATATTTCCTACAAAGACTTAACTGATAAAGAAAAACTCTTCATTAGAGAGGGATGGGAAAAATTTGGAAAAGAAAAATGTGTCAATAAAAACGTAGGAGGTAACATAGATCCTAAATTACTTTCTAAAGTTGCTAAAGAAAGATATGCTAGTGGTAAAAATGCACTTGCTAATCTCACATATGAAGAAAGAGTTGCTATTCAATTAAAGGGAGCGGTAACGAAGTCAATAGAGTTTCAGGTAAGAGATCCAAATGGAAAAATTCATACTGCTAAAGGCATCTATCCTTTTGCAAAAAAGCATGGTTTGAATGGTGCTACTTTGTGGGAAGTAGTTAGAGGTAGATATGACAGTTACAAAGGATGGACAAATATTGACGTTGACCCATCAACAATTCTAACTCCTTTAGAAAAATCTCACAAGTTGAGAGATGAAGGAAAGGGGATGTGGTCAAAAGAATCAAAAGAAAAATCTAAACAAGCTATAATTGAGCGATGTGCGGTAGAATATCATGTTGTAAGTCCAGATGGAAAAGAGTATAAAGGTAAGAATGCATCCGAGTTCATGAGAGAGCATGGACTATCTGGACCATTTCTACAACTTTTATCTGGAAAGATAGATCATCATAAAGGGTGGACAAGATATGGACATCCTCTTACTTATGAGTTAGAGATGGATGCTCGTGGTTCTCTAAAACCAAAATCTCCTCCTTTTAAATTGAGAGGACCAGACGGGAAAATATATGAGGGAAATTCTAGGAGAGCATTTGCAAGGGAACATGGTTTGACTTATAATGATGTGAGTGCCGTTTTAAATGGGCATGTAGGAAATTCTAATGGATGGACATTACCAATTCCAAAGCATGAAAAAAGATGGGATAATTTAAAAATAAAAGTGAAGAGTCCAGAAGGAATAATTTATGAAGTTAAGAATAGAAAAAAATTCTGTGAAGAGCAAAAATTAGTTTATAGTGGATTTTTGGGACTAACTGGAAAATCAAGAAAATCATATAAAGGTTGGACGAGAGTAGAAGAAACCGAATAAAAAGAGGGGCTTGACGTTTCTTTTGTTATTGGTTATAATATGAATGTAGTTAGGGAAGAGTAATTCCTTCCCTTCTACAATGTTCAATTATCTAAAGTTTTTTATGACGAACCTCATGAAACTTGTCAAGATTATTGACCTATATGAAAAACGGGTTGATGATAAAAGACGAGAAAAACTATCCACATTTCCGATAGTAGGATCAATTCCTCCCAATATTCCTAGACTTTCAGATCTTGTATATCAATACAAGAACGATGAAAATTTTGACTGGAGAAGCACATACGTAGCTCGTGTTCCAGCAAATATGGTATATTCTTCTCCACTATATAACAGACCATATGAAATTGATCTGAATCGTTGTGAGAGGTATGTTCAAGATGAGGGTGCATTTTCTTATGTATTAGCAGGGACTGGTTCTGGTTATGTAAGACCAGATGGAACCTTTGTAAGCACTCAAGGTGGGCACAGAACTACAGAAGCATATGCAGTATCTCTTAATCAAAATGTAGAACTTCTGGTCAATGTAAAATTCCATGATCCCAAATCTACTGAAGATCAAATTATTGAGTTAGAAGCAAAAGATCATCACGTTGATGCTGCTAAACGTAATCCACAAAACACTGAGCATAAGTTTAGATCCGCGTATAGATCTAAAGAAAATTGGGCAGTAAAACTTTTTAATTATCTACAACCATTTAGTATTGGTATTGCTGGAACTTTGGAGAATGCAAAGTTTATTCTTAACTCCCATTCATATTTAAGTACTGCCCTTAACCTTACAGAAGAGGGAACTGTTACTCGTTACTTAACGACTTTTACACAAAATAATTGTGAAAAAGAACTTTTGGGGAATGCTATTGTAGCAGGATGTCTTTTCTTACAGGGATTTTCTGAATACATTTCAAAAATTGATAAGGATAATAACATTGATTCTTTCGATTTAATGATGAAGTTTTACTTCACCGAGTATGGAAGTCTTATGAGTATGGTTGATCCTGATGCAAGAGATTTGACACAAACTGATCTTGTTAAAGGAAACAGTCTTTATAAAGGGAATGAACCTGCTGTAGCTAGATTTGTATTCTGTTATAATGATTTTATTAGAGTCAAGAGATATAAGATCAGTGGAAGGCAAAAAACAGCTATTCCTTTTGAGGGATCTGAAGATAAAGGATGGAATACATTTATTTCAAATGCTCATCCTTTAATGAAACCTGCACTTGGACAACTTGCAACTACCAAGTTTTTCTGATAACCGAATAAAAAGATACGGGGTTCCACACCCCGTTTTTTTGTATATGTTGTATAATTAGTAATGTCAGAGGAAAGGGGGTTTATCTCCCCCTTTGACGCAAAGGATGCCTTCGGGGTCCACACAATCAAATCTCGCTTTACAAGGAGAAGTACAATGACAGGTTTAATGAAGTACAACGCTGCCAATTTGAATCAGTTTCTAGACCTTATAAATAGAAACAGCATTGGTATGGAAGATTATTTTGATCGTCTCACGACGCTGCATGAGACGACGAGTAATTATCCCCCATACAATCTAGTCACGGTTAGTAACGTAGAATCGAGACTGGAATTAGCATTAGCAGGATTCAAAAAGAAAGAAGTCTATGTCTACACACAAGACGGAAAACTCTTTGTCGAAGGACAAAAAGAAGACAAAGAGACCGGAACAGAATATGTCCACAGAGGAGTGGCTCAAAGATCTTTCACCAGATCTTGGACCCTCAGTGATGAAACGGAAGTTAGATCAGTTAGCTTTGAGGATGGGTTACTGAGTATTGTGCTTGGTAAGGTTGTTCCGGAGCATCATCAACGAAAAGATTATCTCTAAATAATAGAGAATATCGTCGTCGTATGGACGGAGGGGAAACTGGCAAAATCCAGTTGACACCCCTCTTTTTTATTGCTATAATGATCTGAGGAAAATACTGATTATGTCTATTAAAATTGCACTATTAAAATCTGGAGAATCAGTTATTGCTGATATTAAAGAACTGATTCAGGAAGAGAAAATTTGTGGGTATTTGTTTAAGAAACCTTATGCCGTAAATCTTTCACCTGTATATGGACTCTTGACCGAGGAACCTAAAGAGGGAGGGGATAATGAAATGAATATTTCATTTAGTCCTTGGATTCCTTTCACCATGGATGAAGAAATTCCTGTACGATATGATTGGTTGGTAACCGTAGTAAGTCCTGCCGCAGAAATTGAAAAACTTTACGAGGAAATGATCAATGATCAAACTGATAGTTCTGGTGAACAGAGAAATCTTAGTGAGTAAAATAGAAGAAATTGGTGCTGAGATTGGAGAACCTGATTGTAAACTAATCAATCCCTGTGAACTTGTAGAGGAACAAAATCTCTCTCGATGGATGTCAGATAATACTAATCAAACTGAGTTTATGATTAGTTCTGATAAAATTATTACTATTGCTGATCCTAATAAGGATTTACTTGACAAATACTTGAAAAAAATCAACTAATGAGATTTTACACCAATGTTCAAATGGTCGGGGACCACTTCCTCGTCCGTGGGTATGAGAACGGTAGGCACTTTGCAACTAGAGAAAAGTTTTATCCAACTCTTTTCTTACCATCAAATAAGAAAACAAAGTATAAAACTCTTGAGGGAGATTATGTCGAATCGGTAGAACCAGGAACGGTTCGTGATTGTAGAGACTTTATCAGTAGGTATGAAGGTGTAGATAATTTCAAGGTCTATGGAAATGACCGATATATCTATCAGTATATTTCTGAGATGTATCCTGAAGAAGAGATTAAGTTTGATACCAGTAAAATCAAAATTTCTACGATTGATATTGAGGTTGCATCAGAGAACGGATTCCCTGATGTAGAATCTGCTGCTGAGGAAGTTCTGCTCATTACCGTTCAGGATTATAATACAAAACAGATTAGGACATGGGGACGTGGTTCATTTAACAATACCCAGAAGAATGTTACCTATAAAGGATTCAGAACTGAATATGAACTTCTGACAGACTTTATCAACTGGTGGATGATTGAGGAGAATACTCCCGAAGTTGTCACTGGTTGGAATAGTGAACTGTATGATATGCCGTATCTGGTGCGTCGTATTGATAGAATCCTTGGTGAGAAGTTGAAGAAACGCATGTCACCTTGGGGTTTGGTGACAGAACGTGAGACCGTTATCATGGGTCGCAAACAGATTTCTTATGATGTTGGAGGAGTCACGCAACTAGATTACCTAAATCTTTATAAGAAGTTTACTTATAAAGCGCAAGAATCCTATCGTCTGGATTACATTGCGAGTGTGGAACTGGGACAGAAGAAACTTGACCACAGTGAGTTTGATACCTTTAAAGATTTCTATACCAATGGGTGGCAGAAGTTTGTAGAATATAACATTATTGACGTAGAACTTGTTGACCGTATGGAAGACAAGATGAAAC